CTCCGACTGGCAGCCATGCCAGTTCCATGAGCATGTCGTTGTCTTTCGGGTTCCTTGGCGGGGAATCCGGAGGTCAAGATGACCACGCTGGTTTAGTCTACACGACGGGTAGAAAGCCAAAGAGTGTGTGTATTAAGACACAGTAGGGTAGCAACCTACACCACCTTCCCACCCAGGGGAGAAGAGGTGCCCAGGATTTTGATTTCCGTGTACTGGGAACACGGGGTCCGTAAGGACCGAGATGGGGGGCTCAATCAAACGACGGAAGGTCGTTAAACAAGAGGTGCGGCGGTGGGGGGTTTCTAGGAAACCACTACTACGTAGAGATAGGTAGTTTGTGGTCCCGAGGGGGCCCAGGGCCGCAGGGGGTGAGAGAGCGGGTGAGATTACCAAATTGTGACGTGGGGGTCAATTTGTGTGATGATCATCTGGTATTCAGTAGATGCGTCAAGGACATTCTTGAGAATGGTGACGGTTGAGTTGATACCAGTAGATGTCACATGGAGGACCGCCACGAGCCCAGCGGTGTAAGCAGCTCTAGCCAGGATGGTACAGTCGGTACCGGTCAACGTGGTAACCCAAGCATTGTAGTCCGCCAAGGTGGCGGCAGACATTCTATAGGTGACCAGGAAGGTCGAGCCAATGGTCTTGTTATTAAACTGGATTACGGATGAAACCCCGACATTTTGCGCAATAGTGAATTGCGAAGAGGTCAGGGCCCCCGTACTAGTGAAATAAGGACCATCGACTGGGACAGAACCGGTATTGTTCCAAAATGGCACGGTAGGCGGGACGAGTTGTTTCTTGTAGAACGTAATGTCATACGAGATCCAGAGCTCGCCAAGGGTAACCCCTGCAACTGAGCAGCCCTGGGTGGCGATTTGAGTCGTACCCAGGAGGGATGAGTTGAGGGGAGCTCCATTGTCCGTCGCGGTGTAGAGGATGGGAGTGGGGCGTTCCTTTGGTGAACACTCGATTCCGTGAACCAGGGAGCACGATGGCTTCGTGGAACAGGCGTAATCGGAGTTCTCCATCTCCTGTTTTGAGGTGTAATGATTGTCATAGGCGTCATAGTCGGTCGCGATGATAACAGTCCCGAGGGCCTGTGAGGCACCATTGAAGTCGGACGAGGTCGAAACGAACTCGAAAACGATTCCATTGGGTTCCCACTGGTCGTAGAGGCTGGCTATCCGGGAGAGCCAAGGGAAAGTACTGGGGTCTGTAGGATTCAAGAGGTAGCTCGCGCTAGAGAAGAGCGAAGCACCTGAAGAAACAGAGCCGGACTTGATGTCACCGAGATATTCTCGTTCCATGATGCGAGTACCACGGGAGCCTTGTCGCGAAAACTTCGCGCCAGTCTCTGTGGCAGCAGACATCAGGGAGTTGGATTTGACGGTGTAGTCACCATGTCCAAAGTACTTGGCCAGTTGTGAACCGGCCAAGGCTCCAAGATCGCCCTGGTTGACAAAATTGCCGAGGGTCCGTCCTAACTTCTCGGCTACACCTCTCTTCGTGAGTTGACCCCCGACGAGCCTGGATTCAAGATGGTCAATCTTGCGTTCAAGCCGGGTAAGGGGGATCTTCTCGGAGAGGATCTCGACAGAGTAATCACCTCTGCCTGTGAGTCGCTTCTTAGCGACGCGTTTCTTTGCATTTTGCATTGGAATGTGTTGTGGGGAAGGCCTGACACAAGGAAACAGAGACTGTCCATCTTCGAGGAACCTCAGGGGAGGGTGCGCCGTGCAGTCGTTTGGCGTTCTGGTTAGCACGGAAGTTTTAACCGGCAAAGCCGGACCGTTTTTGGGCAATTACCCTCGAAGACTCCCTGGCAGTTTTAGGTCGTACCTAGGACCGGAGGCCATTCTGACACTTCACCAGTTGTTCGTCAAAGGGTATTAGATGAGACCCTGAGAAGCGGCAACATACCGATCCTCACGAATGGCGGCTCTCCTCGCTGATCCGGGGCCTTTGGGCCGGATAACGGGGGTGACCACCTGCCGTGGAAGGCGAACAACGGACGGGGAAGATGAAGTGTCAGGGATGGATTGGCTCTCCCACTCATCAGCGACCACAACCTCGGCAATCACCGCCTCCGCTTCTGCGACGGGCACAGTCTCACCGACGACCGGGGCATCCATCCCAGAGTCATCACCCAGAATCTGGGGATCGACAATGATGGGAAGGGGCTCGGTCTCCGGTCCGAACTGGACGTCGGGTTCATAACGAACCACACGGAAGGGGAAGGTGTGCATCTCCTCTGGCGCCAACATGGGCTTACGTTGATGATCCGCTCCTCGTGCCAATTCCCGAATCTCCTTATCGGAGAGTCGGCATGAAGCACGGAGGGGGTTCTCAATGATGGGACCGTAGTCGAGGGCGAGAGGAGTTACACGGACGGTGAAGTCCGGATCGAAGGTCTGCTCGTTCTCGAGGATTGGGCCGACGGGTGAGGTCAACCGGGTCCAGACGGGTTCAAGAGACCCCCGATTACCGAGGGAAGTCTCAGAGGGTATGGTGGCCATGAGACGATGGAAGTTGCTGAGAGGCTGCTCCCCAGCAGGCCCCTGGTAGATCTGTTCCGCAGCCGAAAGGAGTTGGAAGGCGAGGTGGCGTTGAAACTCCGAGTAGGTGGGGGTAACTCCCTCAGGAATGGCGAAGCCGAGACCCCCTAGAAGGGGGTGGGCGAAGATGTTGAGAACCTTACGGCCGAAGGTGGTCTGGCGTCGGATCCCCTGTTTGTGGTAGTGGATGAAGAGCGAATGAGCCCGAGGGGGGTTCATGGCACCAATCACTGACCAGGCATGCCAAGTGGCAAGGGGAACAAGTTCATACCTACCTCTCTCGTCAATCGCTGAGGCAATGTTCAGGACAAGACCTAGGTTGATGTAGCCGAGGATCTGGAACCCATACTGTGGTTTTAAGGACCACTCAGGGAACCAGTCGGGCATCTCATCTAGATCCGACCAAAGCATACGCTCGGTGGCCGGGGGGAGTTGGGTGGGGAAGTTGTTAGGGGCAGATCGGACGGTCCAGGTCCCGAGTTTCCTGTTGAGGGAGACAAAGGGCGATTCCACGTCGAAGACAACTGGTGTAGAGTTAACGGTGAGAAAGCGAGGGTGGCGGAAGTTCTTCCCAAGAGAGAGGGAGAAACCAACCGACGCCGACGTCCCGATCCACGCGTCGTACTGAGAAGACGAGGCACGGAAGAGGATATCATCACCGTTAATGAGTACCGGGAGTTGCTTGAGGCTTAGGCGCCCAGAAAGGACTTGGTCCCGAATGGGGGTGGGGAGCGCGTCAATGTAGGTGAAGAGATTGATGATGCAGAGGAAAGGGAAGGAAAGTACCGATCCCATCAGCTGGCCATTGGCCTGGCGGACGGGGGCAACCTTGGATTCCTTGGGGTAGACGAGGACCTGCTCGAGGAGGACCTTCTCCATGTGGTGAATGAGGGAGACGTCGTACCCTTTCATCTTTGACGCAAGGGCTTGTAGAGCCAATTTGGTGGCGTTGAGGTTGAGCCCATCGGTGGCCGCGGAATAGTCCCCGGATACCCAGGCTCCATCCTTCCGATCCCCAAAGAGGGCCTGTTCCTTGGACCAGAGGTCAAGGAGATGGGACTCAGTGAGGACGTTACCCGTAAGGGCAAAACAGGGGAAGGTTTGGAGGTAGGACCAGAGGGACTTCTGAACGGGGCCCACGATGTGGGAGGAGATCGGCAGCATCTTGGTGATGATACGGATCTTAAGGGGCTCAGAAAGGGCCACAACCTTGGCGAATGGCAATTGCTTCCACTCTTCGGGGACCGCTGAACTGACGGTGGCGGGAAGATCATCCCATGCCTCGGCCAGTGGGCTTAGCTTAATCGGAGGAACCGGAGTTCTCGTTTCTTCTAACCACTGGAGGGCACTTGGGGGAAGATTGGAAGGTGGAGCCACGTCAACAAGGGTCTGGGCGAGTTGTCGCCACTCAGACGCCGTAGGGGGGAGGAGGCCTCGCTCTTCAACAAGGCCCTCGTCGAGGTCGTGGAAAGCAACAAAGGCGTCAGAAGAGACACCGAGTTGGTCCTGGACGTATCGACGGACATCCGACCGAGATCCCCCCTTGTCTCGGGTCGTGAAAGCGGAAGCGGAAGTTGATCCCTCTTTCCTCACCAAACCTTCGATCAGGTCCTTTGGGCGGTAGTTCCGGAAGAAGACGTTGAGAAAGGTCTTAAACCGGGTTTCCACCTGAGGATCCAATGGAGGAGCGGGAGTAGAGAGGACTTGAGCATGCTTCCGGTAGGCAGCCATCTTGAAAGAAGTGGGTACTGGGGCAAAAGCACGTTTTGACTGAGCAATTGAGAAGCAGGCACGAAAGCGGTCCACCTGGGCCACCTTGTCCCTGTCACCTCGGGTGCAGAGTCTACGCATGTATTGTCCGGTCTCACCTCCAAAGAGGGGATGCCAGGAGGGGAGGTGCCAGGAGGAAGGCACCTTTGGGGGCTCGTTCTCCAAGAAAACGGCTAGGGGGAAGTCCTTCCAGTATTTGACATTAGGCACGAAGGCATCGATGTCCCATTTTGACATGGTATCGAAGCAAGTGAAAATGTCCTGTTCTGGAAGGGTTCCAAGCCATTCCTCAGAAGAGGCCAGGCGGGCTGAGGTGTCAAGAAGGGTCAGAATCATGGCACGAACACCAAAGAGAATTTGGTATGTAAGTTCGGGCATGATGACTGGTCCCCCATTGTCGATCAGTGCTTGGCTGGGTGGGGCCCCCTCCACCCATCTAACTTCCTTGATTACTTCACCTAGTTGGATTGGAAGTCCAACTACCTCGTAAGGCTGACGAAGGTGTTCATCAAGGATACGGTCCACGTCCGGGTGAGGGGCGGGACCGTAGGGTACAACTCGCGCAAGTTCGGCTTCCAGACCGAACTCGCGGGCAACGGCGAGTTGTTCAGACTCCTGCAAACGCATAGCAAGAAGTTGATTGCGTAATTCCGTGGGGGTGAGGGGAACTTGGTACGGCTGAACGCGCCAATAGGTTCCCCCATGTTGTTGAAGAATGTCACTTGTGAGGACGGTGTCCACGAGGGGATGTTCTAGAGGAAGAAAATCGGGAAGGTGTTGGATTAATTCAGGCTTAAAGCCTAAGGATCCAAGAAAACACACCCGAGACTCAACCTCCGTCTGCGAGCCATCGGCTTCGTGGATGTTCCACCTGACCAGTCGGGTCAGGTTCAGAATCTTATCTGTGGTTTCAAGTGTTTTAAACATTTTGGAATCGCGGGTTGGGTAGATGTATGCGTTTGGACAAACTGAACGTTGC